ACTTCTATGCCAACCTGGCCGAGGTAGTAGACCAGGACGACCGGCAACGGATTGCCTTGGACCTTGCTGCTTTGTTCGAGGCAGACAAGTCCAGTCGCCAAGACTGGGAGATGATGTACTCCAAGGGCTTGGAACTATTGGGCTTAAAGATTGAAGAGCGCACCAAACCCTTCCGGGGCGCCGCTGGTGCGGTGCATCCAATGCTGACCGAGGCCATTGTTCAGTTTCAGGCCCAGGCGTTTAAGGAACTAATGCCAGCAAGCGGCCCTGTGCGTACGCAGATCCTTGGCAAAGAGACGTTAGAAAAGGCCCAGCAGGCCGCTCGTGTCCAGGATTTCATGAATTACCAGATCACGACGGTGATGAAGGAGTACACACCGGAGTTTGACCAGCTGCTTTTCTATACCGGATACGGCGGATCGACGTTCAAGAAGGTGTATTACGACAACCAGGTAGGACGGATGGTGTCAAAGCTGGTCTTGCCTGACGATTTATTCATCCCGTACTTTGGCTCGAGCGTCATGAGCGAGTGCCCACGGATCACGAACCGTATTCCGATGGACTCAAACGACTTTCGCAAGCGTGTTGTAAGCGGGGAATACTTAGATTTAGACATCGAACCGGAAAACTACCCGATAGATGCGAGCCAAATCACGTATTCGGTGGACAAACAGACGGGAGTTGTGGAAACAGGCTCTCCTTCCGAGATATTTTTGCTTGAATACCACGTTGATTTGGACCTTCCAGGCTTTGAGGACGTGGGTGAGGATGGTGAGCCCACTGGGATCAAGCTTCCTTACGTCGTAACAATCGACGAAACCAGCGGTCGGGTGCTTGCAATCCGTAGAAACTGGGTCGAGGGCGACGAAAAGTGCTGCCGGCGTAATTATTTTGTGCATTATGTGCTTGTAGAGGGCTTAGGCGCCTACGGTTTGGGCTTTGTACACCTGATTGGTGGGCTGTCAAAGACTGCAACGTCTGCATTGCGTCAACTTTTGGACGCAGGAACGCTTGCTAACCTACCAGCAGGCTTTAAGGCCAAAGGCGCACGGATCTCGGACGACGATAATCCGATCCAGCCTGGCGAATGGCGCGATATCGATGCGGGAGGCGCGGAACTTCAGTCCTCTCTCATGCCATTGCCGTACAAAGAGCCGTCGCAGACGCTGTTTCAGCTCTTAGGGTTCACGGTTGAGGCAGGAAAGCGCTTAGCAAGCATTGCTGACATGCAGGTTGGTGATGGTAACCAGCAGGCAGCCGTAGGAACGACCATTGCGCTCTTGGAAAAGGGCTCCAATGTTATGTCAGCCATCCACAAGCGCATGCATTATGCGCAGAAGATGGAATTTGAACTTCTGGCCAAGGGCTTTGCGGAGTACCTACCTGATGAATACCCCTATGATGTACCGGGCGCTAAGCGTACCATCAAGAAGAAGGATTTTAATGACCTGGTCGCGGTTTTGCCTGTGGCAGACCCGAACATATTCTCGACCGCGCAGCGAATTACGCTGGCACAGACGCAATTACAGCTAGCGCAGTCCGCGCCTCAAATGCATAACATGTATGAGGCGTATTACAGGGTCTATGCGTCGTTAAATATCCGGGACATTGACGGTATTTTGCGCCCGCAGAATAGCCAGATGCCTAAAGACCCGGCAAGCGAGAACGCGGACGTTATGGACGGCATGACCTTGAAGGCCTTTGCTGGCCAGCAGCATGACGCCCACATTGCCAGCCACCTGATGATGGGCCTAAGCCCATTGATTCAAACTATTCCCATGGCCGCAATGGAATTGCAAAAGCACATTCTTCAGCACGTCCGTATCAAGGCCGAGGAAGATGTTGAAGCAGAGCTCTTTGTGCAGTACGGCAAGGACCCTGACCGCATGGTCTCGGCCATCCAAAAGGAAGGCATGGTTGCGCTCAAGATTGCTCAGTATATGCAAGAAGTTCGTAGCTTGCAGTCCCAGTTAGGTGGTGGCGAGGGCCCCGATCCAGTGGTCGCGCTCAAGGCAGAGGAACTAAAGATCCGCGACGAGGACAACAAACGCGACAATGCAATTGCGGAACAGCGCCTGCAGCTAGACGCTCAAAAGGCCACGCAGGCTGCACAAGCCAACCAAGCTAGGGTAAACTCTCAGGAAAACATTGCCCAGCTTCGCGCCAACATCGCTCGTGAGCGGGTGGCGCAGATTAGCCAACAACAAGGGAAGAAACCAAATGCCGCTTAAAAAAGGATCGAGTCAAAAGACCATCTCTGGAAACATTGGCGAGATGGTTTCGAGCTTTAAAAAGACTGGGAAACTTGGCACTAGCAAGCCCAAGAGCAAATCTGCTGCCGTGAAGCAGGCGGCAGCGATTGCCTATTCTGAGGCGGGTAAAAGCCGAGGGATGAAGAAGGGTGGCAAAGTCCAGGGTCCGTTTATGGAGGTCCTTCGTAAGGACGCCCTGAAGAAAACCAAAATTTACTAGGAGCTAGACATGCCCATGTACCGTAAACCTACTGCAAAAGAACGCGCCAAAATTGAAAAGGCTCGTGAGAAGACTGTGCAAGGCATGGCAGGCGAGAAGGACATCCTTTCTCGTTTTTCGACGACCTCGGCCAAGGCCGCTCGCGATATGACCAAAGAGGGCCGCAAGATGATGGAAGAGGTTCCGGCAGAGGCGCGGGCCTATGAGGCTGAAGAGGGCAACCCTGGCGTTGGAACGTATGCCAAGGGCGGTCTGGTAACATCACGGGGACAGGGTAAAGTAATCCGTTCTAAAAAAACCAGAATTTGTTGATAAAGCGCCTTTCAGACGGTGGCCAAAACCGTCTGCTACTTCATGGAATATTAAACCATGCTTGAATTTGCAGAAGCGATATTAAAAGAAATTAGAAAACTGCAGCAGGACTCAGAAGCTATCGTCCTCGCCGGGAGCATCTCGGACATGGAGAGATATAGGTTCATGATGGGTCGTCTGGAAGGCTTAAAGTTGTGTGAGATCGCTACCAAAGAATTACTTAAACGTTCTCAACAAAACGATTTTTAACCTAAAGGAGCGACCATGACATTGACTGCGTTGGAACAAAAATGGCAAGAGGAAGCGGCTGTAACCGGCCCGACTTTGGATGACGCCTATGATTCAGAGGGCAAGTTTGACCCTGAAAGAATCCAGGAGGAAGTCCGCAGTCGTATCCCCATGCCTACGGGTTGGCGAATTGCCATTTTGCCCTATCGCGGGGCGGAAAAAACCAAGGGAGGCATTGTGCTTGCCGAGGAAACCCAAAAGAAGACCCAGCTTGGTACCACATGCGGCTACGTTCTGCGCGTGGGAGACCTTGCCTACGCCGATCAGGAGAAGTTTCCTAACGGCCCGTGGTGCAAGGAGGGTGACTGGATCATCTTTGGCCGTTATGCCGGATCTCGCATTCAAATTGATGGCGGGGAGATACGGATTTTGAACGACGACGAAATCATTGGCGTGGTAAATGACCCTGAAGACATTCTTCACATGTAAGGAGGCAGTATGAGTCAAGAGCAACTGGAGTTTAAGATAGGAGAGGACGAGCAGCCGGCAACGGTTGAGCTCACCGAGGGAGACAATGGGACGGAGGCAAAACTTGCCGAAGCACCGGAACCTCCCCTTGTAGAGAGGGAAGTGCCCGCAGCCCCTGAGTCTGTTGCCACGCAACAAGGCTCAGAAGACGAGCTTGTGGACTACAGCGACAAGGTCAAAAAGCGTATTGACAAGATGACCGCGAAATTGCGGGAGTCGCAAAGGCGTGAGCAGGCAGCCATTGAATACGCAAGAAGCGTACAGGCAAAGGCTTCCGAGCTTGAGCAGCGGTTTCAGGCCACTGACAGTGCTCGCTTGGGCGAGGCCAAGTCTCGGGTGGAAACCCAGGCCGTGGCCCTTAAGCAAATCATTAAAAAAGCTCGTGAAGAAGGCGACACGGACACCGAATTTGAGGCTCAAGAACGTTTGACCCAGGTTCTTTTAGACCAGCGCCAGATCTCAAGTGCCGAGCAGCTTCGCCAACAGCGTGTAGCCCAACAGGCCCAGCAAACCCAGTACCAGGCGCAGCAGCCACAGTATCAACAGGCTCCGCAGGTTGATCCCAAGGCCGAACAATGGGCCGAGGACAACGAGTGGTTTGGTCGGGATATCGTTATGACTAACGCTGCCCGTGGAATTCATTTACAATTAGTAACGCAGGAAAGCTTTGATCCTCAGTCTGAGGATTATTACCAAGAACTAGATCGCCGCATGAAGGACTTGTTTCCTAATCGATTTAGTGGTAATAAAGCACCTATGCAACAAACTTCCAGAGGCGACAGACCCGTGCAAGCTGTCGCACCTGCTTCCCGGTCATCCGGAATAAACAACGCACGCCGCACCGTAAAGCTCACACCGAGCCAGGTTGCGATTGCTAAAAAATTGGGTGTTCCCCTTGAGGAATATGCCAAATACGTTAAGGAGTAGAACATGGTAGATCAAGTTGAAGTGCCTAAATTAAATCGCAGTCCGCGCACGAGTGAAACACGTAGTGCTGCTGCGCGCCGTAAACCATGGGCTCCTCCTTCAAGGTTGGATGCGCCTCCTGCGCCTCCAGGCTTCAGGCACCGTTGGATCAGAAAGGAAGCAAATGGGTTTGATGACCGAAGCAATGTGTCGTCAAAACTCCGTGAGGGTTACGAGCTTGTCCGCGCAGATGAGCACCCTGAGTTCCAATCTACCTCGGTAGACGACGGCCGACACACTGGATTAATCGGTGTGGGAAGCTTGTTGCTTGCAAGAATTCCTGAAGAGACGGCAGAAGAGCGACGTGCATATTACTCTGATAGAACGAAGGATCAATTAAAGGCTGTTGATAATGAGTTGTTAAAAAGCAACGCCCACGGGTCGATGCGGATTAACAACCCAGAACGACGGTCAAAAACCACTTTCGGCGGACCTAAGTCTGACGAATAACTTTTTTAAGGATAGACAAAATGGCAAACGTAGATAAAGCCTTTGGTCTGAAGCCATTAGGTAACCTTTCTGCTACTGGAGCACAGAAGCAGTACGGCTACAACATTGATGACAGTCAGGCTGGAGCGATTTTTCAAGGTGACCTAGTCACTATTGTCAACGGTTCTGTTGTTAAATTTGCCCCAGGAACGCATGCTGCTGCGTTGGGCGTATTTAACGGCTGTAACTACGTTGACCCCACAACTGGTAAGCCGATCTTCAGTAATTACTACCCCGGCTCGGTCAACATTACTCAAGGCGTTATTCAAGCCGACGTAATTGATGATCCAAACCAGTTATTTATTATCCAAGCCGACGAAGACATTGTTCAAGCCGACATCGGCAAGAACGCTGACATAGTTGGCTCAGGAGGCAGCACCACCACTGGTGTTTCCACAATGGAGTTGGATTCTTCGACAATCGCTGACACAGCAGCTCTGAACCTGAAGATTGTAGGCCTCTACAATGTTCCAGGTAACTCCCTTGGCGACTTTGCAGTTGTTGTCGTTAAGATCAACGAGCATCTGTATGGCAGCACTGGCGTCAAAGCCGTAACTTAAGCATAAAGGACCTAAACCATGGCTATTTCACGCGCACAACTAGTAAAAGAGCTTGAGCCAGGTCTGAACGCACTGTTCGGCTTGGAGTACAAGAACTACGAAAACGAGCACGCACAAGTTTATTCCATCGAGTCTTCCGACCGTGCATTTGAGGAAGAAGTGATGGAGTCAGGCTTTGGCGAGGCTCCTGTAAAGACTGAAGGCGCTGGCGTTGCATACGACAATGCGCAGGAAGTCTACACAGCTCGCTACACGCACGAGACCATTGCATTGGCATTCTCGCTGACCGAAGAAGCCGTTGAGGACAACCTCTACGACCGTTTGGCAGCGCGTTATACCCGTGCCCTGGCCCGTTCGATGGCACAAACCAAGCAGATTAAGGCTGCTGCCGTTCTAAACGGCGCTTTCACCACCTCTATTGGTGGCGACGGCAAGCCCCTCTGCGCGGATGACCATCCGACCCTGTCCGGTCCTAATCTCCGCAACGAGCTTAGCACCCCGGCCGACCTGTCGGAGACGTCCCTTGAGCAGGCGTTGATTGACATTGCTGCGTTCACCGACGAGCGTGGCTTGAAGATCGCTGTTCAGGGCCTGAAGTTGATCATTCCCTCGCAGCTCCAGTTCACGGCTGATCGCATCCTGAAGTCCACTCTGCGTGTTGGTACTGCAGACAACGACATCAATGCCATCAACAACATGGGCATGGTTCCTCAGGGTTACACGGTTAACCATTATCTGACCGATCCGGACGCGTTCTTCATCAAGACCGACGCTCCTAACGGAATGAAGATGTTTGAGCGTGTTTCGATGAAAACTGGTTTTGAAGGCGACTTCGACACCGGCAACGTCCGCTACAAGGCTCGTGAGCGCTACAGCTTCGGCTTCAGTGACCCACGTGGCATTTTTGGTTCACCAGGTACACCCTGATAAACCAGGTGTAAAAAGAAAACCCCAGCCCAAAAGGTTGGGGTTTTTTATGCTTGACACAGCAGCAAATACGGCGTAAAAAGATAGTATTCCGGGGTCCCCGGTGCGTTTGACTAGTCCCGGCTAGACGTCATGCAGACAACCGCACCTAACTCGCATGAGAGGATATTTTAATGTCTACAACCACGTTTTCTGGCCCAGTAGTATCTCAAAACGGCTTCCAAACAACAATTACTGACACTTCTACTGGTGCAGCTACATTTAATGCTAGTACAACCGAAGTCACAATGACCGGTGCAGGTGGTGTTGGTGGACGTACTCTTTTCCAATTAAACGCTAATGCCGCTTTGGGTTCATTCACAAATGCGTTAAAAGCAAACGTCGTTTATGGTGCTACTGGATCTACTTCTGGCTTAGGTTCAGCTTTTGTTGCTGAATTGACCCTATCGGCGGGTACTTCTTCTGGTACCTACGCTCCCGTTGAGATCGAGTTGAATCTTGGTACGAGTGCTTCTACCGGCACGGCTTCCTCGCTGATCTACGCTTCGGTTAACGGGCTTGGTAAGGCCACGATGGATACCAATGGCTACCTTTTGAATCTGGCTGGCGTGACTGTTGCTGGGGCCAAACTGGCTGCTACCGGCACGATTACCAACGTCAACGAGATCACGCATGGCCTTCGGGTGAAGATTGCTGGTAGTGATTACTACCTGCTTGCTGCTACTGCCGCTAACTTCAACGCCTAATGGCTAAGTTGGATAAAGACTACCTGTTGAGCCTAAAAGTCCAAGCGACAGAACAGCGTCAGAAGTATTGGGAAATGGTTCAACAGGCCAACGGAGCGATAGCAATGGTGGATGTTTTGTTGACTGAATTAGATCGACAAGATCCGCCGGACACGGAGAACAGAGATGCAACATTATCTTAGAAGGGGGACCACATGAGCTTTGCTAGTGATCTCCAATCGGTAACCCGAACTGCTGATGCACAGATGATTGAGGGGCGCACGCGCGTCCAGGCAATCTATTATGTAAGCACAGGCAGTGCGGGATTTATCAAACTTTACGACGGCACCACCAGCACGTCTTTTCCAGAAACAACGATTGCTACGCCTGCGGTGGTAGGTGCTGTTGACATAATCCTCCCAGACGCTGGATTGTTGTTTAAAGAAGGTGTCTACATGGACTTGAGCAGCGTCACAAGTGTAACGCTCTTTTTCTATGGTGGCGCTAGACCAGACTCCAACGCCAGTGTCTCGCCGACGGGTGTTTCTGGAACAGCTTCTGTTAAACCGGTGACGGTAACCGTTTAATGGCCTCCAAGGGTATGGGCATCAAGACTTCTGTCAAGTCGGGCAACTTTCGCCCGACAAAGGCGGGAGCTGGCATGACCAAAAAAGGTGTTGCAGCTTATCGCAAAGCCAACCCTGGAAGCAAATTACAGACTGCGGTGACAGAAGATAATCCAACAGGTAAGCGTGCAACACGGCGTAAGTCGTATTGTGCTCGTTCTTTGGGGCAGATGAAAAAATTCCCAGAGGCAGCAAAAGACCCAAATAGCCGCATTCGTCAGGCTCGGAAACGGTGGAAATGCTAATGGAAATGATGCTTTGGAA